TAACGGTGTCCGAGCTCTCATCGCGTGCAATGCTCACTTTGAGCCAAGAAAGGGAACTGCAACTGAAGCTATCACGTACTGTAAAAAGGAAGATACCCGTATCGAAGGACCATGGGAGTTCGGCCAAGCGTCAAAAGGGTGTGGAACCCGTACCGATCTTGGAGTTTTCAGAGACGCAATCCAGGATGGAGGAAGAAGAGCTTCACTCTACGAGCAGTACCCAGGAATGATGGCGAGGTACCCGAAGTTCTACGAGGGGTACAGGATGACCCTCCAACAGGAAGGGTGGAGAAAAGTAGACACTATTCTGCTTATAGGCGATACCGGTACCGGGAAGACAAGGTGGGTGTATGATAATTGGAAAGGTTTTTGGCGTTTACCCATGATTACGAGCGGTTTATGGTTTGATACGTATGACGGACACTCACACGCGCTTATGGATGATTTTGCAGGAGCAGCAAGCAAAGTCACCCTCGTGAGCTTGTTGCAGATCTTGGACGGGTACTTCATCAAAGTACCGATCAAGCATGGTTTCACATGGTGGGGGCCGACTCATATAGCGGTAACTACCAACTTGGAGCCTAGAACTTGGTATCAATGGAAGGGGAGGGAACATCAATACATGGCACTTGCACGGCGTTTTACTAAAATTATGCAGTTTACCGTTGAAGACGGCGTTATTATGTATACCAGCGAAGAATATTTTCACGCTGATGATATTATCGAATGAATAAACCCTTATGTTTATTATATTTGCTGTGTAGATTGTACAATACCGATAAATTCCTGCAGTGGAATGTCAACAAAACGGTAAAAAAGCTTCCAGTTAGCGCTGCTAGCACCAGTTATCCCAACGGTAAACATGTTCATATTGAACGCGTCTGAGGCCAAAAGGTATCCAAAGCCGTTCTTCGATTGAAAGTCATATCGATGGGGCTCTGGGAAGAGGGCGTTTGTACTGCTTCCTTCCGCCGCTGTACTTGAGAGCCCGATAGTGAATACCTTTAAGGCGGCTACCGTTGTAGGTTTATCCCAAGTTGTTTGGGTGGCAAGCGTGGGAATAGTACCTATCGTCATGGTAAATATCTTTTCGTTGTTTACCCCGTTGGTTGGATCACCTCTGAACATCACATCCAACCACAAGAGCTCCATAACGGTTGCTCGGTTCCCCTGTACCTTCAATCGAGGAATTGGTGTATTTACCCTCGTTGTAACGAAATCTGGATTCGCTCCCGTTAAAAGTATCTGTCCCGATTGGAAATTTGGGAAGTTATCCTTCGTTGCTGCAGTTGATCTACGCCGTTTCATAGGTGTACTTCGTGGAGCAGCACGTTTACGTTTGGTTACGCGAGAAGAAGTTGATCGACGTTTAGCCTTTTTACCCTTTCTAAAAAGGTTCTTACTTCCTCGAGGTAAAAATTTACCACTAGCGTCTCTAGGTAGGGTTTTAGCTAGTTGTTTACCACGTTTAACTCGTTTAGCAGACTTACGTCGTTTAGTTTTACGCTTTCTAGGCATCTACTATTCACTACCGCGAAAGAGACTAAATACTCAAACTAAATCACACCACAAAATTATGGTTCAACTATGACGTGGCAGTTCCCGGAACTATGACCACAACCTACCACACGCGCCAATCACGGCGCTTTCCCGAGAAACCGGCCAGTCAGAGTTCCTCTTGTGGTACCACCACAACTTCCCGTGTGACGTCACAACCCGCCGTGCAGCTATATATACGTGTGAAGAGGTGGTGGTTTAGTATTACCCACCACCTCATCACAGTTCACACGTATGCCACAGCCAGGACTACAGCCGCCCAGCCTCGACCTAATTGATGCTTGCAGTTTCAGATGGACCAGTTACCAAATGTCAACGGACCGATATCTCACCGCGCGCTCTGCACCCCGTGTTGGCTCAACAGGATGGAAACGAACCTCGGTATCGGAGACCGAGACGACCACCCCTGCCAGCTCTGCGTGGACAGGGTGGCCCTGTCCAGAAGGAGACTCGCCGACTGGTACACCGAGCAGAAGAAGGAAAAGAAAACAATGGACCGTCTGGTACGAGCAAAAGAAAACGAAAAACGGTTAAAGGTCCACAAAGACGGTTCTGGTGCTTTACCAGCTGCGATACTGAAACGAGGCAAAAATTTCTACAAGCCATCGAAGGTGGACTGGACTCGCTTGGCGGAGATGTTCGATACCTCGTATTTCAGAAAGAGAGGGCATCGACCGGAGAAATTCACTACCAAGGGTACGTTGAGTTCAAAAAAAGTCATCGACTTAACGGTGTCCGAGCTCTCATCGCGTGCAATGCTCACTTTGAGCCAAGAAAGGGAACTGCAACTGAAGCTATCACGTACTGTAAAAAGGAAGATACCCGTATCGAAGGACCATGGGAGTTCGGCCAAGCGTCAAAAGGGTGTGG